CTAGGTCCATTAACAAAAGCAATTGGTGCATTGTTCCAAGATATGGCATCTGAAAGCATGAAAGCTTTGTCAGGTTTGGCCACGATGATTAATGGTATTACGCTGAAGTTAGCGGAATTTAGGTTGAATAAATCAATAAGAATGCGAGATGATTTGCAGGATAAAGTTGATAGCGCTAGAGAGCAAGGTCGGTTTGGTAAGAACGCGGGCAATCTTGCAATAATGACTGAAACGCTGGAGCGGCTTAAAAAAAGAGCCGATAAAGATCAAGATTTTGTCAACATATTGCGAGGCAAACCTGATAGCAAAAGTGGTGGTGCTCCTTTTAGCTCAGGTAGTGACTCCTTAGTCGATACTAATGCTGGAAGCACAAGCACTCCTAAGACCGATAATCTTGTTGAACTAGGTGAAAGAATTAGACTCTTAGAACGGATTGCTCCAATCCAAGACAACATCAATATTGCCTTGTTAGAAGGCGATCAACTAACAGCGGCAAGGCTTGAGGGCGAAAAAGCACTTGTAGAAGAAATATTTGCAGGTGAAGCTGCTGTGCGGGCCCTAAATACAGAGGAAGGAAAAGCCTTGCAAGACCGTATTAATACACTCAATCTGGAAGAAATTAGTCGTCAAAATGCTCAAGACCAACTCGTAATACAACAGGAGCTAACGAAAGCCAGGAAAGATGCGCTTCGCCCTTTGACTGAACAGACAGAGTTGCTTGAGGCGCAACTGGAGGGTCGTGGTGACGAAGTGGGACTCCTTCAAGAAGCAGCAAGAATTGCTCAAAGCGTTGAAGGATTGGAGGAGGCAGAAGTGCTTGCCATCCTCAAAAAGAACAAGGCTCTTCAGGAACAGCTAGATACGTTGGCTGAAATGAAGCAGATGGCGGCTGAGCTAAGTGGTGTTATCGCTAATGGATTAGTTGACGGATTGCAGGGCGTGGTCGATGGTTCTACGTCTGCGCGAGAAGCACTTGCGAACATGATTAACAGCACTGCTGATTTATTCTTGCAGCGTGCATCAGAAATGATCGCTAAAGCAATTGAGGCACAAGTTTTCAGTTTGATTCAAGGACTGTTTGGCCCGCCATCTCCCGTTGGTGGTGCTACTGACGGACTAAACACTAGAAATATGACTGGTTTCTTTAACCCTGGTGCATTCCGTGCTGATGGTGGACCTGTGACAAGTGGAACGCCCTATATTGTTGGCGAGCGTGGGCCAGAAATCGTAGTTCCAAATCAATCTGGAACAGTTCTGAGCAATCAGCAATCACGCAACGCCATGGATTACTACGGTGGCGGCCAATCTGGTGGCGGAACATTTAGGCTTGAAACCACAGTGATCAACGGCGTTGAATACGCAACTGTTGATCAAGTCCGTGCGATGGGCAGTCAAGCCGCTAAACAGGGTGCAGCGAGCGGCAATGCAATGACCATGAGTCAGCTGCGGAATAGCCGCACTCAGAGATCCAAATTAGGAATGAGATGAAATGACTTTCACGCGAATTACAACTTTTATTGATGTTGACGGGCAAAGATACCAAAACGGCAATGTTGGTCAATCTGTTAGTGGCCATCAATACCTGTCATTTATTTATCAAGGCGCTGCCATGAATCGCTCAGGCGACAATCTTGAATCAGCTTTAATCTTATCTGCCAACCAGATCAGTATGAATGCTGTGCGGGCTGCTGTTGAAACTCGTAGCAAGGTAACAGTTCAAACCTATTTGATGAATGAGAGCTTCACTAGCAGGTTGAACAAATTGACAGAAGAGATCTGGATTGCTGCATCAATGAGCTTTGACACCGAAACTATTGAAGTGTTGTTGAGTAGTGCTATTGATGCTGTTGGTGCGACAACTCCAAATCGTGTCTTAACTCGTGCAATGGTTGGTGCATTGCCTGTGTCGGGAACGATTCTTAGCAGATGACTCCTTATGATCTAATTGGTCGTCCGTACCGATTAGGCGCAGATTTTGTCTCCAGACCTGAGGGTGACTGCCTATCACTAGCTCGGTTTGTTCTTGACTGGTACGGCATCAAAACACCTAAACCGCAACGCAGCTGGTATAAGCGTTTAAGGCATGGTGACACTGATGTTTTTCCTGATGAATTAGGGCGCTGGGGTCAAAAAACTACCGACCTAGAATGCGGTGTAGTTGCGCTGTGTCAGGCACAAAATGGCTATGGCATGGCAGTCTGGTTTGAAGGTGGATGGCTGAGCTTCCAACACTGCGGCGAGTCGGTGGTGCGGTGGAGTCCCACCGAGCGCCTTCAGGTCCACGAGTTTTACTGCCAGGCGAAATCCAGCTTTGCGAAGCAGTAGGGATTACAGAAGAGGAATACTGGGAATTTGTACGTATTAATGAGGAGTACACCGGCAAGCGTGGGGCGGAGTATGACCACATTCCAGACATTAGGAATGAGCCGGTTTCATTCACGACAGTTCTTACAAACCTAGTCATTGGACTTGCGTTGACAGGTGTGTCAATGCTTTTAGCACCTAAGCCACGCACACCTAAGCAGAAAGAAAGACCGAGGCTTGAAACTGGTGATCAGACCAGTAATTCCCGCTTTGCACCTCAAAGCCAGTTTGACTCACTGCAGCAGCTGTCGCGTTTAGGAGCAATCGTCCCTCTGGTTTATTGCAAAACGACAGGGTCAGGTATTAATCAGTCAGGGGGTGTTCGCGTTAATTCTTCCCTTCTGTGGTCACACATGATCACTCTTGGCCGAAGCCAGCAGCTTCGAGCGTTGATGATGTTTAGTCATGGTGACATTGATCAAAAACCTGATTTTGCTGGATTTGCAATTGGCGATTTATTACTTGAAAATTATGCGTTAGGTAAGCTCGCTCTTTATTTCAAAACAGCAGGCGGTCGAATCAATCACTATTCCGGCTCTGTCGATCAATATCCAAATGGAATGATGGAGCCTCCATTTGATTTGAGTATTAGCTCTGATCCGTTTGCCATTAAATGGACTAACTCTCAAGCAAAACAATATTTTAGTGGAGCACGCACGCCATCAACTCAGGCTGCGTTTGGTTGTTATTCGTGCTTGCCAAACGGCAATAGGTTCAAACTCAATTATGAGTTACAACTCTCGCCGAAGGATGCAACTGACACTGTCAAGGATGATGTTGCAGCAGCCAAGAGAAGAATGCGTGATTGGTATCCTCGTTACGCCTATGTCGAGGGTAATGGAAGGCGTATTTCTTATTCAGTTGGTCAACAAATTACTTACAGGATTTCATCTAATGAGGTACAGGTGGCCGATATTGATAGGTATGGGAAACGAGGCATAAAAGATATTCGGCAGTCTATTAATAATGGCAGAATTGATGCTGATAATGCTCTTGTCGTAGGCGAAACCTATGCCATTGGAACTGGATTAGGTGTACTTATTAAAAAGGAAGGCAGCCCCTGGAGGCTAGAAGAGTCTGAAGTAATAGCTACTTTTAAGGCTACCACTGCTGGTCAAGTTGATGCCAGACTTGAGTATGATTCTGACGAGCCAAACACTCTTACCATCCAAAGAGTTGCTGTCGCCACTATTAGCAATAGCAGGCCATGCCATAGGACAGACATAATCATAAAGTCAGTTGTTTTCCGAAAAATTAATGGATTTGCCAACGTAAATACACAACCTGACCAAGAAACAATTCTGAAATATGAACAAGACAGCGGGTCTATACAGCTCGGACAGATGAACATTTTCAATAGGCGGTTATCATTCTTTGCCTTGGAATATCGAAAAAAGGGTTCACCAAATTGGCTCAACTTAACAGACACGCAAACAGGCTTTGTCGTTGATGGGCGCTCGCCCGAAGCTGTTTACAATCAATTATCCATTCAGCATCCATCAGGTTCGGCTGAAGCTTATGAGTATCAGTTAGTACCTGTGGCGGGGGCTGCAGCTTCAGAATTCTGGGGCGGAAATGCACCTAATACATTTCCAAAAGCCATATATTTTTTGGATGCAGCTACGTCTTTTGACGAAACTTGGAACCAGCCAAAACAACAACAATTCCAGCACGACGGATTTACTGTTTGGTACACCGGCAGTAGAAAGCTATTCTTTCGCAACGAAAATTCAAATCCTGATTGGCAAATTTTTGGCGTGCCGCCAGATGAAGCAGATTCACTTTATGGCGTAACTTTTACTAATGCTGAGGGAACAATCAATCTACGGCCTAATGACGCATTCCAGGATTTTGTTGTTTATGACTCAGAGGAACTAAGCAATCAAAGCGCTCCTGAGCATGAGATTGTATCGGTTAACGAAATTATCGATACAGGTTCACTAGCTACTTACAGGGATTTAGCTTATGCAGGTGTTCGGTTAAATAGTGGCGCTGAGTGGTCATCTTTTAGTGAATTGTCTGCTTATTTTAAGAACGGCATTAAGGTTCAAAAACTTATCTCTGGTGGTGTAGGGGCGACGAATCTGTTGCCCGAGATTGCTTATGACCTGTTGACAAATACAGCTTACGGGGCTGGTGACGCTGTTGGCGTTGATCAAGTGGATGCCCTTGAGATGCAAGAGGCCGCCCGTTTTTGCGAAGCTAATCAATTTTTCTGGAATGGTGTGATCGGAGATCGCGTCAATTTACGCGAATGGCTCTTTGAAAATGCTGGCTATTGTTTACTGCAATTTAGAATTAAAGGCGGTAGGTTTAGCTTATATCCTGATGTGCCATTTGATAGCGGTTATAGACTTGATCCAAATGCTCCAATTGAGCCAAAACAGCTTTTTACAGATACAACAATAAACAACCTGCAAGTTTCATTTTTGACACCTGAAGAACGACAGTTATTTAAGGCTACTGTCCTTTTTCGTAAAGATACAATTAATGGTTTTCCTGAAACTCAATCAATAACCGTCTCATTGAAGGTGTCAAACATTGATGCTCCTGAGGAAACATTTGACATCAGTGGGTTTTGCGCAAGTCGTGAACACGCCGAGATTTTTGCAAAATATGCCTTAAAAACTCGCCAGTTAGTTGATCATGGACTTAAGTTTCAAACGACTCCGCAGATGGCCGTAGGTCTTGAGCCTGGAGATTATTTCCGAGTAGCTTCAGCAGCTCCCCAGCCTGTATCTGGGTTGTCTTCTAGCTCACGTCTTAAAAACGGATCAATTGATTCCAGCGGTCATGTTATTGCCCTCGATCTCGATAACGGCAACCACGATATTCAATATTGGAGACCTGGCACTGAAGGCATTTCCACAAAACGTATGTCTATAAGCAACGGCATCGTGTCAGATCCAAGCTTGCATGGAGTGATCTTTGCTGTTTCTAATAACAACCCGGAAGTTAGGACATACAAACTAGAAAGTGTAACTTACGCGGAAGATGGTCTAGTCGAAATTGCAGGGAGCTTTGCACCGTTAAAAGGCAATGCTTTGGCCGTCCTAGATTGGGATGATCAGTTCAACGTGGAGACCTAGTCCTCAAATGGTCGCAAGGTTCCCCAACATCAAGCCCAGTAGCCGGACGTATAAGCCTGGCAAGTACCCGCAAACTATTTTCGAAGGCATTAACGGTTCCACTACCGTTATTCGTTATGGCAGCCAGTGCTACAACTCAGAGCTAACTCTTCAATTCACGAATATTGAGGACAGCTGGGCTGATCAGATTATTGAGGTTTTTGAAAACGCTAACGGGAAGTGGGATTATGTGATCTTCAATGCTGGTCCTCTCGATTGCGCTGGAGCTGATATGCAAAATCGCATGAGAGAGGGTTCGCCTTTGAAGTGGCGTTTTGCTGGACCGCCACAAGTCACTTACAAGTTCAAAAACATCTGCGACGTCAGCTGCTCGTTTATTGGCTATCTGGACGGTTACTAGACTAATAGCAAGACTTCTAGACCACCATGGCTTTTTATAGCGGGATTGACGGTGTCCTCTTCTTTGGCAGTGGCAATAGCGCTAGCGCCGGTGGATGTTCGGCAAAGGTCAAAAATTTTCAATGGTCTATCAACCAGACCGTTCTAGATACCACTTCGCTCTGCGATACGGATAAAACTATTATCCCTGGGGTTCGTAGTACGACCGGAAGTTGTAGTTTGCATTACTACCAGTCTGGTACTGGTGCTGCATCCACGTTGATCAATAAGATTGTCAAGAGTGGGACAAGCTATCCAGACGGCGATACAACCCGATCTGAACAGGTGACATTTAAGCTGCAGGTCGATGGCAAGTCGATAACGATTCCTGCGTTTATCACTGGTGCATCGATGACTTGCTCGGTTGGTGAGGTGGTTTCTGTTGACATCAGCTTTGAAGCAGATGGCGCAGTAACTGCTATTTCTCTTTGATGTATGTCTGTTTACCTAGGCCACCAGGGACAGATTGAACTTCAGCGCGTTTCGTCAGATCGCTGGCTTTATAGCGAGTTAGCTCCGTCTGACGTAAATGTTTCTCGCAAGCGGTTTTCTGTTGAGTTTGCAACCGGTGCCCTTGTCACTGGTGATTTAGTCACTATCGCAACCGTAGATGGCACAACGCTGGAGCTTGTAGATTCGCATGTCTTCCCTGACTGGTCTGGCTTTATCCATGTGGATGAAATTGGTGGAATCCGGCTATATCAATCATTTGCTGACGCATTAGGCAATATAACCAGTAATGCCTTGCAGCTAGTTCAGCCAACGACAACAAAGCAGATCAAGATTCAAACCCAATCAGATCGTTTCCGATGCTTAGCTCAAGTCACGTCATTCGATATGACGACGAGCCGCGAGTTGGTTTCAACGACTTCGCTCTGTCAAGAGTTTCAAAACCAGTATGAGGCTGGATTAATTAGCGGCCAAGGCCGTATGTCGTGTTTTTGGCAGCACCTCTATAAGCAATGCGACGACATGGTTTCTGGGCTTGGCGCAGAGTCGCTGGAGTTTTCGGTTTATTTAGCTCGTCTGGTATTGCGGCTGCAGCAAGGAGCCAAATTTCGAGGTCGGTTCTACATCTACAAGGATGACAGCACCAGCGATTCTGTCTGGTATGAATGCGATTGCGTGGTTAGCAGTGTTCAGGTCGCTGTTGAGCCAACGCAATTGATTACTACTGAAATAGATTTTGTCACCACTGGCCCTATACAGCTCAGGCAGCAGTCAGAAGTGAATTACATCCTTCAAGAGGACGCTAGTAAGATTCTTTTGGAGAGTAACCAAGATGGTGCATTGGTTCAAGAGTTTCTTGATTAGCACTCTCTAGACTGAAGGCAATGAAGTGAACCCAAGGTTGGAATGCCTGATCTAGAGATTTCCAGCTTGCCGCAACTTGCTGGGTCGGATTTGCAAGGTACGGATCCGGTTGCTCTGGCTGACATTTCGGCATCAGAGACCAAGAAGATTACTGTTTCTGACTTGCTTGCCAAGAGCGTCGACTTTATAGCCGATGACTCGATTGAGGGTGATCAGATCATCAGCCTGGATGGCAGCAAGCTGCTAGTCAATTCGGTGACGGCTAGTCAGATTGCTGCAAATGCTGTGGGAAGCAGCGAGTTAGCGGATTTATCTGTTGATACAGCTGCTCTTCAAGCTGGTTCCGTTACTGACGTAAAACTGGCTTCTGGAATTGATGGCAGCAAACTTTCTAGTGGAACAGTTTCTGACGGTGCAATCGTTAGTCTCAGTGGATCAAAGATTATTGATGGAACGGTTGGTGCCGCTGAATTAGCTGCTAATGCTGTCGGTAGTTCTGAGCTAGCTGACGACGCTGTTGACACTGCCTCAGTTCAGAATTCAGCTATAACTGATGCGAAACTGGCTTCAGGAATCAGTGGCTCTAAGTTAGTTACTGGCTCAGTTACTTCTGCTCAGCTAGCAACAAACTCAGTTGGTTCTTCCGAGCTGGCCGACGATTCTGTAGACACTGCAGCTATACAAGATGCGGCAGTCACCGATGCAAAGATTGCTTCTGGTATCAGTGGCAACAAGCTTACGGATGCCACTGTCTCTACTGCCAAAATTCAAAACAGTGCAATCACTGACGCCAAGCTTGCGACTGGTATTGATGGCGCAAAAATAGTATCAGGTTCGGTCTCTAATACTCAATTATCTGCAAATTCCGTAAGTAGCACCGAGCTTCAATCAAACTCGGTCGACACTGCGGCTATTCAAAATTTAGCTGTCACAGACGCCAAGCTTGCGAGTGGGATTAGTGGCAGCAAGTTAACCGATGCTTCCGTTTCTACTGCCAAAATTCAAGCCTTAGCAATTACAGATGCAGAGATTTCTGGTGTTGATGGCAGCAAAATAAGTGCTGCCAGCATTGATGATTCTAAGCTCGCAAGCGATTGCGTCACTACATCTAAAATAATTGATTCGGCAGTTACTGATGCCAAACTTGCTTCAGGATTGGACGGCTCAAAGTTAACCTCAGGGTCTGTCGGTTCAGCTCAACTTTCGACTAATTCTGTTACCAATATTGCCATCCTTAACGGTTCGGTAACTGATAGTAAGATTGCTGGCCCAATTGATGGCAGCAAATTAAATGGCGGAACAGTTGCCAGCTCTGCTCTAGGCGCTGTTACCGATCGTGGCCTGGATCAATCCACAGGCAGCATCGGCATTACGAATGTCATTGCTGCTGGGACACAAGGTGGCATTAGCTTTAACGATCAAGGTCTTATCACTGCTGTAAGTGGGAGCGTTCCTGCTACTGACCTTCCGCTTGCTACTGACGTTGATTTAGGTGTCATTAGTGCGCCTACCTCAGGAGGTTTGGCCGTAAACGCAACTGGTCAACTCAGCATTAGTAATAGCGTTACTGCTGCCACGGTGCGTGGAATTCAATATGACGCGCACGGAAGCATCGTTAGCGTCGACCCCACAATCCCTACGTCTGCAGTTCCAATTGCTACGAGTAGCGCTGTTGGTGGCGTTCAGGTTCCTGGTTCGGATTTATCTGTCGCGACAGATGGTTCGTTGTCTATTGCGCTTTCCGGCGTTGTCGCAGGTACTTATGCAAAAACCACCGTTAATAACCAGGGAATCGTCACGGCTGGCAGCACGTTGTTAGTCAGTGACGTTCCTGCTTTAGACGCCAGCAAAATTACAAGTGGTCAGTTCGCCTCAAGTTATCTAGCAACCGACTCAGTCACAGCGACCAAAATTGCTGATTATGCAATTTCGTTTATTCAGGAAGCGGCTCCAGCAATCAATTCCGACTTACATATCGGGATGCTTTGGCTGCAAGAGTCGAGCGCTGGGCTTTGGATGTGGAATGGTAACGCCTGGACTGCAATCTCCTTGGGCAGATTGTCTCAGGAAAATTTGAGGTATTGCGGCACGGTTAACGCCAGTACAGGACTTGTTGACGGCATCACAGTTTTTGGAACTAGCGCCGGATATTCAATCGGAGACTCGCTAGGCAATGCCACTAATGACCGGACTGGTGTCTACTTTGTTATATCTACCACTGGCAACAACATCCCTGAGGCGAACGTCACAAACGTTTCTTTTGATGCTGGCGATTGGGTGCTTTGTAACGGAACGGTGGCGGGCTGGGTACGGATCGATACCTTGTCAAGTGGTCCTGGTGGCGGCGGTGTCCAGAACTTGGACGACTTGCTTGATGTAACTATTACTTCTGTCGCTAATGGTGAACCTTTGGTTTATGACTCCTCGGTAAACCAGTGGGTTAATGCAGATGAGATTGATGGCGGCGTGTATTTCTCTTAGGTCGCTAAATCGATCTAACTAGACTGAAGTTGGTGCGGATATGCACCAGCTCCGTCTGACCGGGAGGTTCATCCAATGGCCATCAACATCAAGAATAAGCGTTCTTCTGTTGTTAACAAGGCTCCTGACCCCGGTGCATTGGCGGCAGGCGAAATCGCCGTTAATTACAACGCTAATAGCCCAGCGTTATACATTGAAGATGCTGGCGGGTCAGTTGTCAAAATCGCCAATGGTGTTACTGACCTAGGCACTGCGAATGTCACTACAACAACGCTCGACGTAACTAACAGCACTGGCACTGATGCGACATTGCCTGCTGCTACTACGTCAACGGCTGGTCTTCTGTCGTCAGCAGACAAAACCAAGCTTGACCTTCAGCCTGCTACCCCGCACTGGCAGCGCACAGGCACGACTATTAGCCCAAGTACATCTGGCGACAACCTGGAGATTGGGGGCACAGCGGAAGTCGATGGGGCCTCGACGTTCAACGCTGTCGTTGAGAATACATCTGGTGGCTATAAGTTCCCTGATGGAACTGTTCAGCTAACTGCTGCTGACCCAGCTGGTCAAACTTATTCGCTCCAGCAGGTCACTACTACTGGCAATACAACAACCAACGATATTATTCTTGGCTCTAACAAGATTCAGCTGACGGCAGTTTCTGGAGACATCACTTCAGCTGGTGACATCCAAGTTGGCGGCAATCCTAATTCTGGAACAGCTGCAGGCTCAAGGGTAGAAAGTGCCGGCGTCATTAAAGCTGCTGGAAGCGTTGATGGTGATTCAACCTTTGAGGGTTACGTTGTTGGGACTAGCACTCCTACATGCAAAATCCTTGCCGATGGATCAATTACGTCAAATGAAACTCTTACTGTTTTAGGTTCTGTTGCTGGAGTTGAAGCGACTATCAGCAATGCAACAATTAAAAGCAAAATTAATACCGGTAATACCCAACCATATTTTCAAGGCCAGAAAGGAAGCGGTGTAGTTTTTGAAGCTTCACACGACGGAGGCGTTCTGGCTGCAGGTGATATCAAAATTGGTGGAACCTTGCCTTCAGCGCCCAATATTACGCTCGCAAACACTGGAAGCATTAGCGCCAATGGTGGCCTCAACATTGGCTCTGGTTCTTATAGTGGCTTTGCTGCCACTATTGATGGAAGTAGCGGGCAGGTATTTGCTGGACAAATTAATGGCAAAAATGTTAGCGGGTCTGCTGATAGCGTCGCCAATACATTTGCGGGCATAAATAGCAGCGGTACTCAAACATTTTCTGTCAAGGCCGATGGCAATATCACAACTTCGGGCAATATTCTGACTGATGGCGAAATTAAGTCAGGCAATTGGGGTTTTGCAAATATAGCCACTCGGTTGACGCCTGGTCTATTTAATGCGATTAGCAATACCGCTACTCCCAGTGCTGATTATGTTTTCCGTGCATATCACAACGGATACAACCCAGGAGATACCGTCTTTGGAGTTAAATATGACGGCTCCATCACAGCTGAGGGCACTATCACAACTTCGGGCGGATTGACGACGCTTGAAAGTGTTGGAATTGGTGGAACCACCGTAACGGATTCAAATTTGCTGAATCTGCAAGGATCTTCTGCATCAGTAAATATCGGTGTCGTTTTTAATGACACTAATACTTCGCAAATTTATGGCATCCAAAACGTCGGCAGTGCTTTGAAATTTCATGATTACACGGCTAGTGCCACGCGCATGGTAATCAACAGCTCTGGAGTCGGAATCGGAACGTCATCGCCTTTGACTCCGCTAGACGTTGTTAAGTCAGGAGATAACGTTGTATCTAGATTTTCCAATGGCACTAGGGGATTAGAGATTGCGGCGACAAGCACTGGCGGCTCACTTCAAACTTATAACGCATCCCAAACTATTGACATCAAAACGTTTGGCTCTAGCGGCAATGATATTAAATTCAGCACAAGTGCGACTGAGCGCATGAGAATAGACCCATCGGGCAATGTAAAAGTTATTGGCACCGGTACAGTTTCAGCCCCCAATATTGAGTTAAATGCGAACGGCAGCGTATCAGCTGGAGATGCTGCATTTGGCAGCGGAACAACTCGCCTTAAAACCTATTCCGATTCTACTTATTCAGGCATATACAACGGTTCGTCATTAACCTCTGACGAGTCAATTTACATGGGTGGCGGTAGTACCTTCTTCCTTAATAATGGTAGTGAGTCACTCAGAATAGATTCGTCGGGCAATGTAGGTGTTGGGGTTGCGCCATTCACTTCAGCTAGAGTAACCGCGCCACATTTAGTCGTAGGCGACGGAAGTAACGCACCTGGACTTACTCTTTATGGTGCATCCAATGCTCAAGCATCTATAAACTTTGGAGATTCTACTTCGGGAACATCAGCGTATGACGGCGGCATAGTTTATGACTTTCAAACTCAAAACTTGAGCTTCCATACGAATGGCGGTGTCAGTCACCTGATCATTGAGCCAGACGGCGACATCTACGCGGATGGGCGATTCAATGCTGGTAGCTCCAACCTAAACAA